CATGTCGTTGCCGAGCTCTGCACGCACATTCTTGAGTGCTTCGCGTTCCAGCCACTGATAGAGTTGTGCGGCGGCATCGCCATGGCGACTAGGTTTAGGTTTAGTTTTGAACGGGCTGATAGATGGAATGGTGCTGAAAAGCGCGTAGAATGTGGTTTTTTGGCGTTAACGTGATATTGACATTTGATTTAGTTTTGAACGAAAACGTATCGTCAATCGGGTAGATTGCTAGTGAGATGCGTGCTAATTATGTCGATAATTTCCTCGTTATCATCGCTGCCTAGGCCGACTAGTGGACGGGGGGGAATATCGCCCCAGGGTATGGGTCGGCCGCGACGGCCGCTGCCGAACTCACCCTTCTGTGCGCCGAAGTGATGTGTGCCGGCGCGGATATCTCCGGTGGATACCATCGCGAAATCTGGACCCCATGTCGGCCGAAAAGAATTACCAAGCAGACCGGTGACTGTGAGTATCGGAACGGTGCCGCGCAGACGACCATTAACGATGCTGCTGGCAGTGGTGTCGGAGAGTGCTGCCCAGGGCGTACCGTCTGACGGGTCTTTCTGATCGCGGAAAGCCCTCTCAGTGGCGTCGGCCATGACCTTTGCAATCGCAGCATTAGGCTCGGTCAGGTCTTCGGCGCGCTGGAGCAACTGTGAGTAAGCGAGCAAGACTTCCTCATTCTCGATCTTGACAGTGATCTCAGTCACCGCGTGGCCCTCCACAACAGCAAGCCGTTTCGGGCGGCGTTGATCGCTCCATCGTCTTCATGAGCGGACCACATCAGGGATCCATCGTGATTGATGCGCAGGTTGATACCGACGTCACCAAACAGTGCCAGAAAGTGCAGGCGCGGGCCATCAGCATAATCGGTCTGCCACACTTCGGCTGGCGTCTGGATCACCTGGCTGATGCGGTCGGCATAGACCGCATCCGGGCGGCCTGTCATGTGCGTGAGCATCTCAGCAGTGATGAGCTGTGGCCCGACTGGTGATTGCAGCTGCATTGCATCATCCACACCGATGGCAGCAGCCATCTGCTGCAGTCGAGCAGCGTCATCACCGGATAGGCTGAGCTGTCGATCTGGCGCTATGAGCACGTCGGCAGCCTGTCGAATCGGCGGCAACTGCAGTGTTTTCCAGTTGCTCTGTCCCGGTAGTGGCTGCAGGGCGCGATCCCCGGCAGCGAACTCTGGCGCGCCGCCGGCGGCATTGGGCTGGCTACCCAGGGCGTCCCACAAAGACGACTCACCATGATTGACGTCCCAGCCGGGATCCGGGTGGAACGTGATCGATCGGCCGAAAATGTCCTCACCCCTAAACACAGTTGTTTCCACGGTCACCACTTCGCCGGTCCGCTGGTCAGTGCCCAGTTCAACGGTGCGCCGGGACAGCCGTCCTTCGCTGGATTGCACCTGCAGGCCTTCGCGCTCCAGGCGGAACTGGCTGACCGTGCGAACGCGACAACGACAGCCGAAACCGTTTGGTGGGTAGATGCTGGACCAGATCGGATCATCATGGCGGAACACCAGGCCGTGCAGCGCGGCGTGGGAAGCGCGTACGCGCTCATCCTGCATCGTGATGTATTGCCAGTACGGCCGCTGCTCCGGGAATTTCTTTTGCTGCTTGTAGCGACCGGCAGCCAGCGCGGTGTTCATGTTGTTGCGGAAAATGGTCTTCAGCCGGTGCGGCGATCCGAGCTGCACATTGACGACTGCGCCGACATCATTGGTGATCTCTTGGTTGCCCCACCAACCCAACTCCTTTAGCTTCGGCTCCAGCCGATTGATAAACTCGCGCTCGGTGATGCCCTCATCCAGCGCCTTGGCCATCTCGGCATGGATTGTTCTCAGCACATTGCCCTGGGTGGCTTTGGCCACGGTAAAAGCGCGCGCCTGCATTTCCTGAAGGACGTCGAACCAGTTCCAGCTTATCTCAAAGCCCTTGCTGGCGAAGTAGGCAATCGCCTGCTCGGGCGGCAGGCGAAATGCAAAGCCGAGATCGACCGGATCAGGCATCGCCGTCGGTGTCTCGCGTCTGGCTCATCAGGCGGCCCCAGGTGTCGGCGACAAACATCACCTGGCTGAGCAGCTTCTGCAGCTGAACGGTGTTCATGTTGCTGTACTGATCGGCCATTGTCTGCAGCGCCTGGCGCGGCCCGTCTGAGCGGATCAGATCAATCAACGGGCCGACCACGTCCTCAGCCACTGCCTGCAGCTGCTCATCGGTGACGGCATCGAGCAGCTCTTCCACCGCCTCCTCGCTGGGCAGGTTGCGCTGCCGGCGCGCGAACTCGGCCGGCGGCTGTGCTGCGCTCGGCTCGCCTGCCGGCAGCACATCGTCGCCAGCCTCGGGCAGCGGGATTTGCAAGCGCTCGTGGGCGAACCAGGCGGGGATCTGCACATAGTGCCGCGCCTTCTCCAGGGTTTCAGCCCAGCCAGAGCGCGCCTCCTCTTCCTCGAAAAACTCGAACGTGGGCGGCACAGCACCGGCGACATTGAGCTCAGTGACACTGGCGAACAAATCATTCATCGTGCTGATCACCAGATTGCGATCGCAGTTCGCCACACCCTCACCACGCTCGGCGTGGGTCTGCGATGCGGCGCGACTGCCTTCGCCCTGTATCTCGGTGGCCAGTGTCTGCGAGCTCAGCGCCTTGCTGATCTCGCTGTTGCAGAATTTTGCGAGCCTCTCGGCCGGGCTAGCGGCCATTGTTGTGCCGCTTGATACTAACTCGATAGAGCTGCCCTCCGGTATGGCGGCGACTGCATTTTCCAGCATTTCGGCGAGGGCATCAGCCAGCTTGTTCTGGTCGTCTTGGCTGGTGCCTGGTGGATACCTCCCAACTGTAAATGGAGCGCTGAAGCGCTCCGCCCCCTTGCTCCAAAAGCGCACAGCATTGTGTTTGAAAGTCCACGGCCAGAACACGGCGCTGAACAGTGCATAACCGTACGGGTTCGCGGCGCTCGGCATGTGCCTGGTCAGCAACCACTTGTGGGCTGTGTCCAGAATCAGCGGCTGGCTGCCGGGGGCCCGCAGCAGCAGCTGCTCATCGACATCGAAATCAAACCGCCGCTGCTCACGATCAATCACGCGCTGCGGCAACAGCAGTCCGTCCACGCGCTCCCAGATCAGCTCGTGCACCGCGTAGCCCATGAACACGGCCTGCTGCATGCTCCACCACACGTCCCCCCAGGTCGACTTGGGACCAGGGCGGCGCTGCAGCACCAGCTCACAGATTTCGGCAGCACGCAGATCGGCAGCAGATTCTCCACCGGGGTTAACCCGATGCTCGTGCTTCAGCAGTGCAGCCCGTATTGGCCGCAGCTCGCTGATCACATGGGCATCGTAGCTGATCGACTCATAAGCCAGCCAGCCCACTCCCAGGCGACGCAGCACCGGGTCCGGATTGGGCAGCGCGCCGAACGCGCCGATGCCGATAAAGTCCAGCCGGCGGCTGGCGATCTCGCGAGTGAGTTGATTGATATCCATGACGGGCCTCAATAGGGCATTTGGCCGGGTTGATGTAGCGGCGTGCGACGACGGCCCAGGGCTATGCCGCCACCCAGAGACGCCATCGAGGTGGCCACGCGCCACAGCATTTCCAGGCAGTCCGGGCCATCATCGTGATCGGCCTTTGGGTGGTGGCGCATCTGCGAGAGCATGGTCTTGTGGCGGGGATGCAGACGTATGTTGCCATTGCTCACATACGGTTCAATGCTCTCGATGCGCAGGGTCTTGTCGGTGCTCTGCGAGATGGGCGCAGCCGGCACCGGGCAGCCCGCCAGCACACTGCGCTCGATAAGCTGCTGGCGCAGATACTCCTGAAACTGCACAGTCTCAAAACCCCAGCGCACGCAGCCGTAGATCTGCTGATACTTGATGATGTCGGCGATGATTTTGCTCGGTACGCGTTTGGCAATGTCGGCCTCAACCAGGTCGAGGATGCCGTTGAGGCGATCCCATCCGCCCACCAGTATCGCGCTGGGGTCGCGGCCCTGGCCCTTTTTCCCCAGGCTGGGATCACAAGCGCCCACGTATATCCAGTTGCTCAGCTCGTGGATCCAGAAAACCAGCTCCGGGAACGTGGCACCCTCGCGGCTCACCGGGTCATTCTGGTGCTCGGAGTCAAAAGCGGCGTGGCCATCGCGGGCGCGGATTGTCATCAGCTGCAGCAGCGGCCTGGCTGCCGGCCAGCTCACGCGGGAGCCTTTCAACATCTGTTTTTCATTGGCGCGATAAAACAGGTCGGCTGCAGCCGGGCCATTGTTAAGCAGCAGCTCCTCCCAGTCGTCCCACAGCGCCATGTCATGGGGCCATAGGATGATCGACTGGCGGCGAATGCCGCGCCAGAGCGGATTGTCGAGTTTGCGTTTGAGCACCGAGTCATAGTGCAGCACCGTGCCCAGATACAAAACCACGAGGCGACCATCCGGGCCGCCGCACTTCATCACTGCACGGTCTATCCAGCGCTCCAGCTTGTCGCGCTGCTCCGGCTTGGCAACGTTCTCATCGTTTTCCAAATCGTCGAGAATGACGTAGTCGGGACGATACGGACCATGCCGCCGGCCGCGCACTTTCTGGCCCGCGCCCAGCGCATCCACCTTATGGCCGCTGGTGGTGATAATAGTGTTCTCGCGCCAGACGCGGCCCTGACCGGCGTGCTCCGGGTAATCCATGCGCAGACGAGGATTGCTTTCATACTCCACCTTGGCGGCGGTGAGCTGCAGCGCAGCCTGGTCATAGGTGTCCATGACCAGCAGCCCATAGTGCTTGCGGCCGGTGACATCCAGCCAGATGATCCAGGCCATCGATATGATCGTGGATTTCCCCTCACCGCGCGGCATGGCGTTGGCGCTGGCCGCGCCCTGCTTCAGGTCGCTGATTTCCTCGGCCTCGCTGATCAGATCGTGCTGTGACGCGCTGGGCTCAAAAGTGAAATAGTGCGGAAAGTAGGTACGGCAGAAATAGCCAAAGTCTTGTTGCACGCGGTCGCGGCGCTCGGTCTGGTCCTGCTGCCCTGTCGGGAACTCGCTGACGCCGGCTTCAATCGACAGACGCAGCGAATCGGTCAGCTCGGCAACGCGGGTGGCAAAATCCTTGTTACTGATGCGGGCATCGGCCAGCAGTTTTCCGGGCACTTTAACCATGACGCTTGACCACCTGGTCGCCAAACGGATCGAGTATCTCCAGCACCGCCGGGATGTGCTGCGGGTAGCGTGTACGCACGAAATCTACCAGCTCGTCGATTGTCTCCAACTTGACGGACAGCTTGTGCAGCTCGGGCGCGCCGCGTGTGGCACTGCGCACAAATTTGCTGAACGCATCGGCCATGCTGGCCAGCATGACAACCTTGTCCTTCGCCGGGATCTGCTCCTGGTTGATATCAGTCAACGTGGTGCGGTACATCTGTGCGAAATCGTGGACCATCGCCGGTGCCAGCTCATCCAGACTGCCGTCGGTCACGGTGTGCGCAGCACGCAGATCATCCCAGTCGTTGCCGCCAGCCTTGTCTTTTTTTATCCAGCTATTGATTGTGGCCGGCGGTATTTTGTGCCGGCGGCTGCAATCGGTCAGCGACAGCTTGTCGCGGACGTAGCTGTCACGCACCGCGCGGCGCACTTGCTCAGAGTAAGCCATCGCGCTGCTCCAGCTCAGTCTGGCAATGAAAACAAGTGCGTGCTGACGGCATAAACCGCAGCCGCAGCGGCTCAATGTCCTCACCACATCGCACGCAAATCTTGCCGCCCTGGCTATCGGGTGAATTCTGATGGCGGGCGCGGTCTATGCTTGCCTCGCGCTCGGCATCCTCGACAAGCTGTGCACGATCGGCGGCGTCCATCAGTTGCTCTCCCGCGTGCTGTCGATGATGATCTCGAGGCGCTCGGCATATTGCCGGCGCAGGGTGTCGCGGGCTACCAGGCGCAGATAGGCATCGGTGCTCAGGCACTGCAGATCCTCGGACGTGAGTCTCGGCAGCAATGGGCGCTCCGGACGCTCCAGCGGCACTGCCTGGCGCAGCGGCTGGCTGCACGCACTCAACAGCAGCACCAGCAGAGCCACGCGCATCATGCCGGCACCGCCTGCCGAATGATATCGACCATCAGCCACATGAGCAGCACTGGCGAGGCTACCAGCCCGATGCACATGATAAGGATCAGCGGAGTCAACAAGCGCTCCAGCAATTTCACCAGCACGCTCACCAGTCGCTGTCCAGGTGATCACGCTCACCGGCTGCGGCCTCACGAGACACTTGATCCAGCTCCTCACTGTGCTGGTTCTGCAGGCGCTCGTCTTCACGGCGGATGCGTTCATGCAGCCGCTGTTCGGTCCTGATCGCTTCCAGCTTCTGTTCGCGGCGCTCGTCCATGCGGCCGCCGCGACGCACGCGCCAGACCGCCAGTATCAGCGCGGCCACAGCAGCAGCAATTGCCGTAGCGCGGCCGCTAAGCCAGGCCCACGCCCGCAGCAATAGCGCGCTCACTGCTGCACCTCGCTGTCCAGGCGGCGATCCAGCTTGTCCTCGATGCGATTTAATTGTGCCTGCATCAGCTCTATGCGGCGATCGTAGAAATTGCTGGCCGATTCGCTGCGCGAGATCTGCACAGCCAGGGAGCTGATGCTCTTGCTGTTGGATTTGACCGCACCGGCCAGGCTGGTCATTTCCTGATCCTGTTTTTTTGAACTCTGCGCCAGCGTGCTGATTTTGTGTTCGATATTTATGCCGGTCTCAAAAACGCCCAGCGTCCAGCCGGTGGCGGTGACAATCGTGGCCGCTATCAGCGAGGCCATCACCGTATCGCTGATACGCATCAAGCGCGGGCGCGTCTCCATCACCGCACTCATCGCAGGCCCCGCTCACGGTCATCGATGCGGCACCACACCATGTAGCCGATGGCGGCCAGCGCAACCAGCCCCAGCAGCAGCGGTGCACGCTCGGCAATAGTGCGGACAATGGGCAGCGCCGGCTGAGTCTGATAGACCAGATCACTGACAGCAGCCAGCGTGGTGGCGGTACCGGCCACGGCACCACCCTTGAGCTCGCGCGACTCGGTGACCGCTTTCGGCGGCGGCTCAATACCGGCCATAAGCAGCCCCTTGTCGACGATGCGAGGATCGTAGCGGTAGCCAGCGTTCTCATGATGGATGATGGCCTCGACTAGTGCCCTGCACTGACGATAGTCGTGCACATTAACTGCCTGGTTATTCCGCCAGCCGCCGAGCGCAGTACGCAGACTCGTGCGCACAGCACTTATATAAGAGCCGGTATTGTTTTCGCTGCTTGGTGCCCAGCGGCTGATGATCTCCGCCACCGTCTGCAAGCCGTGCTTGTCCTGGTAGGTGATCAACGTTTTGACCAGGGCGCGGATGCCATAGGCTGCCGAGATGAACTGGAAGAACGCCGGATCGGTCTGTTCGGCAGCCAGGCCCTGCCAGGGGTCACTGCTGCGTCGGATGTTGCCGGGGTTGTGGTTGCGAACGCCCCGAGTCTGCTGGTTTGATCTGCTCATTGCTGCACCTGGTTAACGCCGCACACGCGGCCGGACATCGGTGACAGCATCGCAATTTAGCGCGGTTTTGTAAGGGGGAACGACTTCCCTGCAGGCATCAAGCAGACTAGCCGAACAGATCGCCGGTGCCCTCGGTGCTGGTGGCGTTGCGGTACTGGGTCAGCGCTTCACCGTCGAGCACGCGCCGGCGCAGCTTTTTGGCCCAGCGGTAGCTCATGGCGTGACGGCGGGCCAGATCACGAGGCCCCATGTTGCGCTGCAGAATATCCTCGGCGATTGCCTGGTTGCGCAGCTCGCGGCGGATGACTGCCGGTGAGGGCAGCTCCAGCTGCAGGCCGCCGTATTCGCGGCTCAATGCATAAAGAGCATCCGCGTCCAGCACATCACGCAGGGCGTTGGGCCAGCTCGATTGCAGCGGCGGCACGCTCACCGGGGTGCCGCCAAAATGCTCAATCAGCCGCAGCACATTGGCCAGGCCGATGAGGTCAATGTAAGGCTGCACGCCGTCGGGCAGCCACTCGCGCTGTACGCGGTTCGCCGGCAGTGTCTCATGCATGGTTTTGACCCTCTTGCTGGTTGTTGCCAGGTTTGCTGGCGCGGGCTGGTTTGCTGTCGCGATAGGGCACGCGCTCGCGCTCGCACCACTGTTTCAGCGCCTCGATCAGTTGCGCCTTATGGCCATTCTCCAGCCACTGCAGTTTGTTGATGCCGGTGACCCGCGCGGCCCAGCGCTGCAGTGCAGCGGGGCCTGGGTTGTGCACCACACCAGCATCGGCCAGCAGCTTCCACAGCACCTCGATTTTTGCCAACATTGCATCCTTGCCGTTGCTCGCCTGCCGGCGCGTGCGTTTGCTGCGGGCGCGCAGGCTGCGCAGGTGATCAATCACCGCCTGCATGCTGGCATAGTCGCGGATCTGTTTGCTGCTGGTTACGCCGGCCACCTGCTGCAGCATCATCCGGTAGCTGTCATCGTCCATGCCGATCTCTTTCCGGATCATGTGGATCTCGGCGTATTGGCGATGCCGCAGTGGTTTGCGTTTAGCTTGCGCCATCAACGTCACTCTCTGCTGCACCGATGTTGCTGGTGGCATTAAACAGCGATTCAGCCAGCCCGATGCAGTGGCCCCTGGCGCTTTGCAGCCAGGCGTCATCCACGCCGGGCAGCTCCGATGTGGTCTCAATCGCATCCATGATCACATCACGAATAGCCAGAATGTTTTCGCTGATGAACGGCTCATCGTCCGGCATGTCGCGTCTGAATGGCAGCAGCTCACCCATCAGGCCACCTCATGCGAACAGGGGCCAACCGAGCCTCCTTTCAGCCTGAAATCAATGCGCTCGAGCATTTCCGCGTACTCTGCCTGCAGGCTATCGGTCCTCGCACTCAGCGCTGATGACGCCAACATGACCTCGACCATTGCGATCTGGTGGCGCAGCACATCAAGCTCGTTATAGAGTTGGGCACGCCAGCGCATTTCATCGGCTCGCAGCCTAGCGTCACGGCGGCCCAGTGGGCCGTCCTTGCTGGCGACGAGAACTCTGGCCTCGTCGCGGTAACTGTGGACTATTTGCTGGCTCATACCACTTCCTCCAGATCGGTGTCGTTGGGCGTGATCACAAAGTTCTCACCCTCGCTGCCGATGCTGATGCCCTTGATGTGCTGGACCTCTTCAGGATGCGCCAGCACCATCTCCTTGTTGAGCTCCTCCTTGATGCGGATGAACTGCTCCAGCCCCATCTGCTTGAGCGCATGCAGCACATCCACCACGCCGCGCACGCTCACCCGCGCC